ACAACGATCCGCAGGACTCAGAGCATCGTGAGTACCTGCGCAAGTGGGGCGCTAAGATGCTCAAACAGAAAGGCTATGAGGTACACGAATGAACGCAGGCATATTCTCCCTGTACTGGGACAACATTGACCCGCGGGTGCCAGCGTACCAAAAGAAAGTGTTTGACCACTTCAAGCTGCCAATCTTTCAACATAAGATCGATGGACTAGATCATGGTGAGTGGATGGACTGGGTCCTCAATCGCAACGAAGACCTCGATACCATGGTCTTTTTTGACATTGACGCAATTCCACTCGATAGCAAGAAGGTCATGGACTACATCACGCTGTCGATGGGTGGGACCTTGGTCGGCAATGAGCAGGCATCAAACCACCTTGATGCTTCTCGTTTATTTGCTGCGCCATCGTTTTTATCTGTCAACCGCAGGGTGTGGAAGATGACAGGCAAGAAGTCTTGCAAGGCCCACTATGACGGGGACGTGGCCCAGATGCTCACCGATACGTGGAACTACCACAAGATACCAGTCAAGCTACTACCCGTGACCGGCTTTGAGGTAGCCAAGTGGGACTTGCCGAACAAGCCACAATGCTATGGCATTGGAACGACGTATGATGATGCAACCTACCACTTGTTTGAGTGCAGAGAAAACATTAACATTGAACGCTTTATTAAAAAATGCGAAGGAGTATTAAATGAAAAGCTATGAAAAGTTTGTTATGGACTACACACGGCGCCTAAAAACCCCTAGAACGACCTCAGAGGCGTTCAGGGACGCTGAGTATGCCAACCCTATCACCTTCTATGAAAGCCCTTTTATGGCCGATTTTAAGCGCGGCGTGGAGCACATTGTCTTTATATCAATTTGGGTAGCACTATTGGGCTTCCTGTTTTACATTGTGTTGGGTTTGTGATTTGTCGGCTTTGTCGACTTTGCTGGGTCTAAACGTACTTCACCCGTACTTACGTTATTTTTAGAAAAATTTTTAGAAAAATAAATGGAATATACCCAGCAAACCCAGCAAACCCGACAAATCGACAACATCTGTAGCTAAAATGAATCTATCTGTAGCTAAAATACCCACATCTTCGAGATATATTTGCCAACATGGGGTAAACCCTACCCAGCAAACCCGACAAATATATTTCACAATGTGGAATGACACCATCACCAAGTTTGCATTAGTAAAGGTAAGAAAAGAAAGTGAAAATGAACGACAAGCCATTATGCCTGCCAGTAGACTTTGCCAACATACCAGTTGAGCTCAAGAAAATATCAAGATGGGTCCTGTGGAGATTAGTTGAGATCGGCGACGCGGAGAACCGCCGCTGGTCCAAGATGCCATTCCAGTCCAACGGGACCGCCGCCTCATCGACCAACCCCGCAACGTGGACAGACTTCCTCACCGTACAACATGCCTATGAATCCAATCCCGAGCGCTTTAGTGGCGTAGGATTCGTTTTCTCCGATGAGGATGACATCATCGGCGTCGATTTGGATGACTGCTACGATGCCCCATCCGCCGCGTTCAATAATGCTGCACTGCAACATATTGCAGACCAGATTGATGGCTACATGGAGATCAGCCCATCGGGCACGGGCGTTAAGATCTTCACGCGGGCCAACCTGCCAGCCTCCCACGTCGACCACTCGATTGGACTAGAGATATACCCCAAGTCGCGGTTCTTCACCGTGACGGGTCACCGCCTTGGTGGCGCTTTACCGAGCGTCGCACAAGACCTGACGAGTATCGTGCCACCTCGCACGATCACTCGGACAGGTGACGCGTTTGCTGACTACACGCCACCACTCGAGGGCTATGACCTGCAACGCGTTGAGGAGGAGATCCTCGCCAAGTTGCCTGAGGACCAGTACGGTTACGATAACTGGCTGAAGGTCGGAGCCATCCTGCACCACCAGTTCGGCGGTGACGTTGAGGCGTGTGAGGCGTGGGACCGCTGGAGCCAGCTCGGGCCTAACTACCACAGCAACGCCTGCGCAAACAAGTGGAAGACGTTCAAGGGATCAGGCGCGACACTGCGCTCACTAGTCTTCATCGTCAACCAAAACATTCGCAAGGAGGCGATTGCGCGCGGTGAGATTGTGCTCGATAACGGCGCGATGAACCACGCTCGGACTTATTTAGATACCAACTGCGCCAGCGAAGAGGGTTACAAGATCGTGCACTACGCACAGGACTTTTACACCTACAGCGGCACGCACTACGAGCTGACTGAGGAGGCAACCATCAGATCAAAGATGTACGCCCTGCTTGATAAGTGCAAGCGGTCTGGCAAGAAGGGCGAACTGCAACCATTCAACCCATCGCCAGCGAGCGTATCTGCCGCGATCGATGCAGTCAAGTCAATCGTGCACTTGCCAAACCACGTCAACACGCGCCCACCGATTTGGCTCGAGTCTTACACGGCCAACAAGCCCGAGGCGTCTAAGTTAGTATCGTTGCGCAATGGACTCTTTCACTTAGAGGACAACGTGCTGATCCCGCACTCACTAGGGTTCTTCACGCAGAACTCGTTGCCATTTGACTTTGATCAAAACGCAACGTGCCCGACGTGGATTAAGTTTTTGAGTGATGTGTGGCCAGACGACCAAGAGTCGATTGACTGCCTGCAGGAGATGTTTGGCTACATCCTGAGCGGTGACACGCGCCAGCAGAAATTCTTTAACATTATTGGGCCCCGCCGTGCAGGTAAGGGAACGATTAACAAGGTGCTCGTCAGTTTGCTTGGACAACACAACACTGTCGCGCCCGAACTAGGAGAACTCTGTGATACATTTGGCCTGCAACCTTGGCTGGGCAAGCTGCTCGCTAGTTTTACTGACGCACGTGCTCCTGAACGTAATCGCTCTGCTGTTGTTAGTCAGCTGCTGCGTATTGTCGGCGGCGATACTATTACAGTTAACCGCAAGAACAAAGAAGCGTGGAACGGATACCTACCCACAAGGATCGTAATCTATTCCAACGAGGCGTTGCAGTTGACTGAAAACAGTAACGCGTTGACTGGTCGTATGATCGTGTTTAAGATGACAAAATCGTTTTATAACAAGGAAGACACCGACCTGTCGCACAAGCTAGACAAGGAACTGAGCGGCATATTTAACTGGGCCATGGAAGGACTCAAGCGCAGATTAGAGCGTGGCGGTTACTTCTTGCAACCGAAGACGGGCAAAGAGTTGTTAGACTTGATGTCAGAGTTAGGCAACCCAATCTCTACGTTCATCGAGGATGCGTTGATCATTGACCCATCGAGCTATGAATCTAAGGACGACGTGTTTGATTGTTATAAACACTGGGCGCTCAAGAAACAGATGGCGACGGGTACCGAGATGGCGTTCAAGCGCAAGTTCTTGGCCGCAACGCAGGAGTATGGCATCAGAGCAGACCGCGTTATGATCAACAAGGAAAGCATGCACGTGTACTATGGCTTGAAGTTAAACGACAAGGCCAAGGCATACGTCTCAACCATTATCAGAACAAGTGAAGGAGTATTTTAATGACTGCAGCAGAGAAGGCATACAAAGACTGGAAGGACGCGCACAAAATCAATTTGCGCGTGTATACCGACGATCAGATGTTTGCGATTGGTTATCATTGGCGCGACGATGAGATCGAACAGCTGATGACCAAGATCGAGAAGATGGACAAGGCTGCCAAGAAACTCAGAGCAGCAGTAAAGGCCAAAGAGTGAAAACAGTTCAAGAGTTCATGAGCTGGTGGTTAAAGGCGGGGCGCCCTATCAGGCCCCCGTTTGTCTCGCCAATCCACACCACCGATATCGCCTACGCGCTGTGTTTGTATCGCGAAGGACGCTATCAGGTAGAGCTGTACGTGTGCAAGGCTAACACTGAGACTACACGTCATCGCCATCCTAATATTGAATCCATCTCGATGTACTTGACTGGCAACCTATCGTTCGCCAAGGAGGGTGAAGATTTTGTTGACCTGTCAAAGTTTCAGATTGAAAAGAACGACGGCACGCACTTCTTGTTAGGCAGATCAGTAGAAGCTAACGATAGCAAAGAGCACGCCCTGCGCGTTGGCCCTGAAGGTGGCGCGTTCTTAATATTTGAGCACTGGAAGGACCGAGACCCAAGCTCAGTGACAATGCACTGGGATGGCGAGCTGGTGGGTGACAAACATGCAATAACGAAAGGCGACTATGTGGCAAACAGTTGAGGAGTTTAGAGATTGGTATTGCCAACAAGGCATGCCACTCAAACCACCATTTAAGAATCCAGTCTTTCACACAGACAACGCGATGTCGTTGTGCTTGTATCGTCAGGGGCGTTTTCAAGTAGAGCTGTACATTACCGAGGCGGGTGCTACGTCACCTCCGCATACACACCCCGGCGTTGAGTCGGCGTTCGTATACCTTGCAGGCAACATCCAATTTAACTTGGAAGGTGGCGCAAACCCAGACGCATCGCAGTGGCAAAAGCCACGCGAAGACGGCGCGCACATGCTGTTTGGTAAAACAGTAAGCTCACCCGACGGCATACCACACTGGCTTAAGATTGGGCCTGAAGGTGGAGCGTTTTTATCGTTTGAGCATTGGAAAGACAAAGACCCATCATCAGTAACAGTGAACTGGGACGGCGAATACGTTGGGCAAGAGCATATTAAAACTGTAAATGAACGATCTACACTTTAACAAACCTATTGCACAATTTAGGAGATAGCATGGCGCAGCACGACGGGGGTAAAGGCGACAAACAGATCCCGCCAAAAGACCTCGAGCAATTTAATAAGAACTGGGATAGTATATTTAAAGGACAAACAATGACCACATTTACTACAGAAGATCGGATCGATATGCAACGCACGCCGTTAACTGATGAGCAAATCAAACAAATTTATTTAGACATGTTTGGATTTATGTTAGAACCATCTAGCAATAGATTAGAGTTCGCCCGCGCCATTGAGCGCGCTCATGGAATTGGCAATGACTGATATCTTCATCGCCATCATTTTTGGCATCATCACTGGCTACTGCGCGCGTCCACGTGACAAGGATTACGTGGAGCAACAGCGCATTTATGACGAGCGTATCAAAGAGCTCGAGTCAAAAATACAATATTACAAAGAGCTGTGTAAATGGCATGTAGAGCAAAAGCAAAATGCCAAAGATACAAAGTAAAAAACAGCAAAGGGCAATGGATGAATATCTGTCAAAGAAATTCGCAGAGCTAGCAAGAGGACAAGAACTCATCCCCGTTGTGCTTGACCGCGCAACATGGGAGGGCGTTGTCTATTCAATCAACTTAGCATTAAAACTAAAACACAAGGAACAAAAACGTATGGCAACCAAGAAAGAAACCGTCAAGGTCCCCGCAATTAAAGAGAAGTCTGGCAAAGTAATTCCAGCGCCATCAATTGCCTACTCGCACGAAGAGATTGAAAAGAAGGCAGGCCGTAAAAAGAAAGAAGACAAGCGCGGCTTTTTGTTATCTTCAGGCAAGTTTGCAAACCGCAAAGAGGCCGCCAAGGTAGCTGAATCTGTTGGCGAGGTACCAAAGAAAGTAGGCAAGAAGCTGCACTCCCATGACCTGCGCGAAGCTAAAGGCGTCAAGAAAGCCAAGGAACCAAAATGACTAAAAAACGAACGGTAGAATTTGATGAAGGCTGGGCCGATGAACTTGGTTTGTCGGACGAAGAAGTTGAAGCACTTATGGAAGGCATTCGTCAGATAGTTGAGAACGAAGAAATTGTTGAGAAAACCCCAACGAGGCACTAATGAAGTACAACTACTACAAATTAGACACTGGATTCTTTCCGCAGGTAATCAAGCTGTGTTTTGATGACAAGGTATTCCAGCAGATCCTCAAGGACCACAAGATCGGGCTCAAAGCCAACGCGCTAGAGATCGGTATTGCAGAGACGCACATGGTCGGCGATGGCATGAACGCGATCATTGTCATGGTGTTTGATATGAGCTTGGTAGACGACAACGATCTGTCTGAACTAGTCGATACCATCGCGCACGAAGTAAGCCACGCTATCGATCACCTTGCTGAGCACATCGGCGAAGACGATGGTTTTGTTGGCGAGACGAGGGCCTATTTAACTGGGCACTTAGTCAATCAAGTCTTTAAAATTTGCATGCACGAAAAGGGCAAGAATGTTAGAAAAGCAAGTAGAAAAGTACCTCCAAAGGCGAGTAAAAGAGTCGAACGGATTGACATTCAAGTGGATCAGCACAGTCTCGGGAGTGCCAGACCGCATAGTGTTTTTAAACCAGAAGATCTTCTTGATCGAGCTCAAGACAAGCACGGGGTCATTATCACCACGCCAGATACTAGTGTTTGATCAAATTGGTGAGCAGGGCCATCCTGTTCACGTGCTGCGCAGTTATGAAGACATAGAGGACTTTATTCGTGAAGCGATGCAGAAAGTGTGATGAATTTAAACCTACCGATCAATTTAACAAAGACAAGTACACCCCCGATGGATTAAAACTATATTGCAAACCCTGCGACCGCGGCTACGTATCTAACTGGGGTAAAAATAATCCCGCCAAACGTAACGCAAAAGACGCACGTCAACGCGGCGCTAGATTAAAACGCAGGCCAAAGTGGATCAAAGACTTTTTTAAAGAAGAAGTAGATGAGTTTTACGTCATGGCCAAAGAGTTAGAAAAAATTTTTCCATGGAAGCAACACGTTGACCACATGATACCCATGCAGGGTAAACTTGTATCAGGTTTAGAGGTGCCGTGGAACTTACAAATATTGTCAGAAAAAGCAAACTTAGAAAAAGGCAATCGATATGTTGAAGAGGAGTATGCTTCACAATTACCAGAAGGATATTATTACCAAGGCGCAGTCTATACCCAATTTGGGATTATTCCTGCCGCCCGGTTTAGGCAAGACAGCAACAACCTTGACGATCATAGCGGAGCAATTTACTGGAAAGACGCTGATCATTGCACCGAAGCGCGTCGCCGAGACAGTCTGGGACTCGGAGGCGAACAAGTGGGAGCATCTCGCCGATTTAAAAATAAGCAAGATCCTCGGCAGCTCTGCCTCCCGTTTGAAGGCCTTGGAGACTGACGCGGATGTTTACATTGTAAACCTTGAAAACTTGACGTGGCTAACCGAAGCCTCAAATATGTTAGTGTTTGCTAACCTAATAGTTGACGAATCAAGCCGATTTAAGGACCCAAGCACCAAGCGTTTTAAGGCACTCAGGAAGCATTTAAAGGGCTTTCAGAGACGTTTAATCTTGACAGGCACACCTACCCCTCAGGGCATTGGAGATCTCTGGTCACAGGTGGGTATATTGGACCTTGGTGAACGGCTAGAAACGAGCCTGACTCGGTTTAGGGACAAGTACATGCAGCCAGATCAAATGAATCGCCACACCCGCGTGGTGTACAGCTGGAAACCTAAGCTCGGCGCTGACCTGCAGATCCAAGAAATTATCTCGGATATCTGCTACTCACTCAAGGCTGAAGATTACCTCGAGCTGCCACCACTAACCACACTGCATCATCCAATTGAAATTGATAAGAATGTAAAGGCTAAATATGATCAACTTAGAAAAGACATGGTCGCTGAGATCGGTAAAGGGAAAATCACAGCTCCGACAGCAGCGGCGCTGGCGGGCAAGTTACTCCAATTCACCAGCGGCGCAATTTATGCAGAAGATGGAGAAGCGCAGGAAGTACACCGCGCTAAACTGGAACGCCTTGAGTCGATCATGGAAGAGTTTTCCTCGCCAACACTGGTGTTCTACCACTTTAAACACAGCCTCCAGCGGTTACGTCTTCAGTTCCCAGAAGCTGTGGTGCTGGACGATGACAACATTGCAGCGTGGCGTCGCGGCGAGATTCGTATGCTCCTTGCCCATCCCCAATCTGGGGGAATCGGCCTCAATCTACAGTGCAACGTTGGTGACACTGCACAAACGGTGTGGTTCGACCTCCCGTGGTCTTCGGAAAACTACATCCAAGCCAACGCGCGTATTTACCGCCAAGGGCAAGAAAAGCCAGTTATTATACACCATCTAGTAATGTCTAATAGCATCGACGAGCACGTCGTCAAAGTTTTAGAGGGCAAAATAAATATTCAAGATGCCCTGCTAAATGCCCTAAATTTTGCATTAGTATAGCCATGAGAACAAAAACCAAACACAAACTCAACGCTGTTGCGCCGCGCTTATCTGATGAGGATCCAGATCCAATTGAGCAAGACGACGCGGAGGGCATGTCAAATCAAATCATCGAGGGCTGGCTGCCGTGGGATCCCGAAGACATGGAAGACATCAGACACTTGATTGAAACACGCATGCCAGTCAAACAACGTTTTGTGTTAACAAGTTTTTTAGATGGTTTGTCTTATACAGAAATTGGTGTGTCAGAAAAACACTGGCGCTACCATTTTGCAAAAGGTGTAGAGTTTATTAAAAAGGAACTAAAACTGTGAGTCATTTTGTTATTGAAAGAAACTACAAAGGCTACCCAGTTATTGAAACATTGACAGGCGTTGAAGATATCGACACTAGCCAATACCCCGACATAACAACATTATGGGTTTGTGAAACAATTGAAGAAGTAAATGCTGTAGAAAGCGAATTAAGGAGAAAGCATGCACGACGCAGTGAACAAACCTAAACACTACACCAGCCATCCATCAGGCATCGATTGTATTCAGATTACTGAGCACATGGGTTTTAATCTTGGCAACGCGATCAAATATATTTGGCGCGCTGATTTAAAAGATGATGCCTTGGAAGACTTACGCAAGGCAGAGTGGTACATTCGTAGAGAAATTGAAAAGCGATCACCATCTATAGCAAACAAAATTAAAGAGGAGTGCGGCAGATGAAAAAATACACAGCGTGGGACATGGAAGATGCCATCTATAAAGTATGGCAAACATCTGATGATCTTGAATCATTTTATAAATATCATGGTGACGCAGAAAAACCAATGACTGAAGATGAAGTAGGCAACACTTTACTTGGCATCAAGATGCTACATGAAATGCGTTGCTGGCAGTTGATGGATATGCACGCTAGAGTGTTTGAATTAAATCAGTATTGCACAGACCCAGTAAAGCTCGCAGAAAGAGAAAGAGTGCTTGGGCCAATCAAAAAGAAAGGTAAAAAGAATGAATGATAAAACTGATGTATTAGATGACATGAGCATTAAAATCGAATTAACTGTTCGAGGCTTTAATGTGTTGATGGCCATCTTAGATTTACCACAACAGGCGCCAACTACAATGAAGGCAGAGATGATGAACATCTTGCATGCTCAAGTTAGCCCACAGATCGAGCAAGCCAAAAAAGGTTTAGAGGCAGCGTTAAAGGCAAGCGAGGAAGCAAGTAATGGATAATTTTATTCGCCAGTTTTTAAAGCATCGTAAATTCAGTACCAAGATTGCTGACAACATTGATGAAAAAACCAAGAAGACAACCGCAGAGCAGGAGATGGAGCACCGCCTGTTAGCTGAGGCAATGACCAAGGGTATTGTCAACGAGATGATGCCCATGTTTAGAAAGATGATGGAAAACGAGCAGAAGGCTCGGGAAGCTGGACCACCCTCAAAACCCAAAAGAACCATCATCCTGCCAGACTAGGGCGGATTGAGTCCTTTATTTGCATTAGTAGATATAGGACTCGTCGGGAGACGCTCCTGCGGGCGTAAAGAAGCCCTGCATTTGCCCAGAGACGTTTGGGATGACGGCTGGGAAAGACCAGCACCTACACACTATACACACAGGAGAAATACATGAACGCATACGAATTACGCTTTTCCGTTTTCAACGCAGCTAAAGATTTCTTAGAGACCCAATACAATGCCAACATGGCAGCTTGGGAATTACTTAACAAGACCTCTAAAGAAATCACAGAGCTAGCACCAAAATTCCCCACAATGGATGAAGTCATTGACAAAGCCATTGAAATCAACAAGTTTGTAAGCGATGCCCAACGCGAAGAAGTTTTAAAGCTCAAGCGTTCTGGCGTTAGCGTTATATTTTAAAGGTACACCATGGCCACCAAACCCGGACTCTATGCAAATATTCAAAAAAAGAGGGAACGTATAGCACGTGGCTCTGGCGAACATATGCGTAAGCCCGGCACAGCTGGTGCGCCAACCAAACAAGCATTTATTGATTCTGCCAAGACAGCCAAGAAGGCTACAGGCGGGTCAGTAAAACACGACAAGCCAATCGCTAAAACAACTAAGGGTGAAGGTCGTCATTATTTGAGCACCAAAGAAGGTGCTGGCATGACAGCAGCTGGCCGCAAAGCCTACAATGCCAAAAACGGCAGTCATCTAAAAGCTCCTCAACCAGAGGGCGGTTCTCGTAAAAAATCATTCTGCGCTCGCATGTCTGGCGTGCCCGGTCCGATGAAGGACGAGAATGGTAAACCAACACGCAAAGCAGCAGCACTAAAAAGGTGGAAATGTGGTAGCTAAGAAGTCACCCCCAAACAAAAAAACATTTACCAAGGAAATGGCTGAGACCGTTTTAGAACTAGGTAAACAGGGCGCATCTCAAAAAGCCATGTACGCCGCAATTGGCATCAGCAAAGACGTTGCTGCACGCCTTAAAAAAGACGATGAGTTTTTTGCCGAGACCATGTCTATGGCAACAACCTACGGCCAAGCATACTGGGAAAACATGATGTTAGCGAACATTGACAATCGCGCATTTAATTCCCGCGTTGCAGAAATTGCGTTACGGGGACAATATCCCGAAGACTACAAAGACCGTATGGATGTTAAACAAAATATTAAACAAGAAATTGCGGTGGATTTTAATAAAGAAATCGCCGATTTAATTTCCGCCCTTAAGTCTTAATTATTTATTTTTAGGTTTTTTACAAAAAGGCGGCTCAAAAGGCTGCCTTTTTTGCATTAGTAAAGATACCCCACGAAAAATTGTAAAAAGGAAAAAATTTTGACTGCTCACGCCTTGTTATCCGCATCAGGATCAAAACGATGGATGATGTGCACCCCATCTGCCCGACTCGAGGCAACCCTACCAGAACAAAAGAAACCTAAAGGCGCATTTGATTTTTCCGCCGAGGGAACTTTGGCCCACAGCCTGAGCGAAATTAGATTACGATTGCAATTTAATCAAATAGGCCATGACGAATATGAGCGCGAATATGAGATCATCAAAACCCACCCAATCTACCAAAGTTATACATCCAATGAGCAGGCCGATTTCGAGGCTAACGTCGATAATTACGTTTTGTATGTTCGTTCTCAAATTGGTGAAGGTGATGTTCCGCTCTTTGAACAGCGTGTGGATTTTAGTGACTGGGTTCCTGACGGCTTTGGTACTGCAGACGTCGTCATCCTTTCGAAACACTCAATTAGAGTTGTGGATCTTAAGTTCGGAAAAGGCATCCCCATCCACGCCCAAGACAACCCCCAGCTCCGCCTCTACGCGCTCGGCGCGTGGTCTAAGTTCAAAGAAGAATGGCCGGACATACGTGAAGTCAGTTACACGATCCACCAGCCCCGACTTGACAGTATCAGTACCGACGGGACAAGCCTCAGTAAGTTACTCGAATGGGCCAACTACTACGTCAAAGCCAAAGCCAAAAAAGCGTGGGCAGGCAGCGGTGAGTTCCTCCCCGGCGAATGGTGCCAGTTCTGCAAAGCCAAAGCGCAGTGCAGAGCGCGAGCCGACTTCAACTCGGAGCTCGCAAGAATGGAGTTTAGGACACCAGCGCTCCTCGACGAAGAAGAAGTCGCCCAAGTCTTAAGTAAAGCGCAGAGCCTGCGTACATGGGCTGCTGATGTAGAAGATTACGCACTGAACAAGGCGATTCAAGAAAACATTATTCCGCCCGGCTATAAACTCGGCACATCAATAACGCACCGCACCATCACAGACAAAGCGTTAGCTGCTACGGTGCTGCTTGAGCATGGATTTAAAGAGCAAGATATCTTGGAGCCAAGCAAGCTCAAGCCAATTACCGCGCTTGAAAAGCTCGGTCCCAAGAATCACATTAGCAACATATTAAGCAGCTTGATACAGCGCCCAGAAGGATCACCAAAACTAGTGCGTGTCAAAGAAACCGCAAAGGATGATTTCGCATGAACGCATGGTTAATTGGTTTTATTGGTTGTGTGTACACATTTGTGGCAATTCAATTTTTTATAAAGGGCCAGATTGGCATGGGCATCTCGTTCTTAGGGTATGCCCTAGGTAACGTAGGCCTCGTTATGGTGACATTACAATTATAAGAAGGACACCAATGTTGGTTAAATACAGTGATTCAGAGTTTGAAGTACCCGACATTTTAGTTAATAAATTCTACAAAGATTTTGATGGTTTAGTAGGTGGCAAAGAGCGCGAAGGCGTGCACCAGCTTAGATTGCACATTGAAGAAATTACTGATATGATCTTCGAAGAGCCTGAATTATTGGAAGACAAGGGCATTCATGCAGACTTTATGAATGCACTAGCGATGCGGCAGGCTTTAGCGGCGCATGGTATACTGTACGACGCGTAGTAAGGGAAACGATTGGGGCCCTATAAATCCCATCACTAAAAATGTAAAAAGGTAAAAATCATTATGGCAGTTAAATCAGTAAAGACCAAGTTTGTAACTGGCAAAGTTCGTTTCTCATTCGTTCACGTATTTGAACCAGCTGAGACATTGAACGGTTCTTTGAAGTATTCTGTATCAATCCTAATCCCTAAGTCTGATAAAGACACAATCACCCGTTTTAACAAAGCATTCGAAGAGACTAAGCAAGCTAACGCTACTTACTTTGGTGGCAGCGTGCCTAAGAATCTTAAAGGTGGATTGCGTGATGGCGACGCGGAGAAAGATGATCCAGTATACGCTGGCCATTATTTTATTAACGCTAACGCTGGTGAGAAGCCCGGTATCGTTGACGCTGATCTAAATCCAATCATGGACAAGGAAGAGTTTTACAGCGGCTGCTTTGGTCGTGCGTCAATCACCTTGTACCCATACGATGCAAGCGGTTCCAAGGGTATCGCAGCAGGATTAAACAACGTCCAGAAATTAGAAGACGGTGAGAAGTTAGGCGGAGCAACATCCGCAGCAGCAGATTTCGCAATTTAAGTAGTTTAGTAGTACAGGGGAGTGTCCGTAGAAACTGCGGCCTCCCTTTTTTATCAACCCATAACTAGAGAAAAACAATAAATGGATCAGTATCAAGAGTACATTGCCGCCAGTAGATATGCCCGATTTGTAGATGAGAAAAAACGTAGAGAAACATGGGCAGAAACAGTTAACCGTTTTGTGGATTATATTTTTACCCGTACCCCAGCGATTGCCCAAGACGAAGAATTAAAACATGAATTATTTGATGCTATCCATAACCTAGAATTGATGCCGTCCATGCGTGCCATGATGACGGCAGGAAAGAGTGCTGATCGTGACAATACTTGCGTCTATAACTGCAGCTATATGCCAGTGGATGACCCCAAGAGCTTTGACGAAGCGATGTTCATTTTGCTTTGCGGAACTGGTGTTGGATTCTCAGTTGAATCCAAGTACATTAACCACCTGCCAGAAGTGCCAGAAAACTTGTTTGATTCCGAGCACACAATCGCAGTACATGACTCCAAAGAAGGATGGGCAAAGTCTTTGCGACTCCTACTCGCCCACCTCTGGGCAGGAGAAATTCCAAAGTGGGACGTTAGCAACGTTAGACCTGCGGGAGCAAGACTCAAAACATTTGGTGGAAGAGCTTCAGGGCCGCAACCACTAATCGATTTGTTTGAGTTTGTTGTAGCCATATTTAAAAGCGCAAAAGGTCGTCGTTTGCATTCTTTAGAATGCCATGATCTAATGTGCAAAATCGGTGAAGTTGTTGTAGTGGGTGGCGTGCGTCGCTCTGCAATGATCTCGTTATCTGATTTGGATGATGAAAGGATTCGACATGCCAAAGCGGGACCATGGTGGGAAACGGCGCCGCATCGCGCGCTTGCGAACAATTCAGCGGTTTACAATGAAACCCCAACAGTGGGAAAATTTATGGAAGAATGGCTTAGTTTGTATAATAGTCATTCCGGTGAGCGTGGCATTTTTAATCGCGAAGCTGCTAAGAAAACTGTTGCCAAGTATGGTCATCGCGATCCTAATTTTGAGTTTGGTACGAATCCTTGCTCCGAAATTATTCTGCGCCCCTATCAGTTTTGTAATCTAACAGAGGCAGTAGTAAGACATGACGACACACTCGAGACTTTATTGCGCAAAGTGCGCCTCGCCACTATCCTTGGTACCATCCAGTCTACCTTCACAAAGTTCCCCTATCTGCGGAAGGTGTGGCAGAGAAATACTGAAGAGGAACGGCTTTTGGGTGTCTCCCTCACTGGAATCTATGATAATCCCCTTCTCACAAAACAAGGAGACAAATTAAATGCTATCCTCAGCGAGCTACGAGAAATGGCTAGAGCAACAAATACAGAGTGGGCTGCTAAACTTGGAGTTCCTACAAGCGCAGCTATCACTTGCGTTAAGCCTTCCGGAACAGTATCACAGCTCGTTGACTCGGCTTCTGGAATCCATCCAAGACACAGTAAATACTATGTCAGACGAGTTAGAGGCGATAAGAAAGACCCTCTAACACAATTTTTAATTGAACAAGGAGTGCCCTATGAACCATGTGTTTACAAACCTGATCAAACGATTGTTTTCTCCTTTCCTCAAAAAGCTCCTGCCGGTATTACCCGTGCCGACGTCACGCCGCAGAGCCACCTTGCGCTCTGGCTCACATACCAAAGATACTGGTGCGAGCACAAGCCCAGCGTCACCATTTCAGTCGAAGAAAAAGACTGGCCAAGCGTCGGAGCGTGGACGTGGGAAAACTTCGACGAAATCTCTGGTGTTTCCTATCTTCCCTATGACGGAGGAACGTATCGCCAAGCCCCGTACGAAGAGTGCACCAAAGAAGAGTATGAAGAGCTCAAAGCCAAGCAGCCCAAAATCGACTGGGAAGCGTTCATCGAAAACACAGACAACGTCGAAGGCGCGCAGCAACTAGCTTGTACAGCGGGCGCTTGTGAGATCTGACTTATGGGCATGCCCTCCACTCAATCTTCTGAATTGGAATTTTGCGTGGATGTGGCGAGCCCCTGCACAGGAATCTGCACCCTCGACTTCATGGATGTCTGTCGTGGGTGTCAAAGAACCAAAGACGAGATTGCAAAATGGATAGGACTATCTCCTAGCGAGAAGCAACAGATAGTTGATAGACTTTTTAAATAATTGGTGGTAGTATTTGGGGTGGCTTCGGTCACCCCTTTTTTAATTGCAGATGCGTCTGCTTGCCTTAGGAGCACTTATGATTTACTCAATCGACTTTGAGACCCGCAGTAAAGCCAACCTACCCGATGTAGGCTTAGACATCTACGCCAACGACCCCACAACAGAAGTGTTGTGTATTGCGTTCGGCACCCAACCTGACAATGTAGTTGTTGAAGATGTACAGAAAAAACAACTACACACATCCTACCCAGCATCATACGATCTAATGGAGCACGTCCGCAACGGTGGCAAAATCCAAGCATGGAACGCCATGTTCGAGTACGCCATTTGGAACTGCGTCTGTGTGCCTAAGTACGGCTGGCCACCACTAAAGCTCGAGCAGTGCATTGACTCCATGGCCATAGCCGCGGCCAATAACGTACCGCAGTCTCTTGATGAGGCTGGCACCTTTATGAATGCCGCCCATAAAAAAGACGCCATCGGCGCCCGTTTAATTCAGAAGTTATGTAAACCCAATAGGAAGGGAGAATTTGAAAATGACCCAGAACTACTCAAACAGCTATTTGACTACTGTGCCCAAGACGTTAGAACAGAGATGGCGATTGTCAAACTACTACGTCCCCTCACTGCTGACGAACAGCGTGTCTGGGAGCTTACGCAACGGATTAACTTGCGTGGTGTCCCAGTGGATCCAAATGAGCTCCAAAACGCTGTAAAAGCCGTTCAGAGCGCTCAAAAAGCAATCGATGAGGAGACCCTTCAACTGACAGGTTGCAAGCCCTCAGAGCGCGCTAAATTGCTTCTGTGGCTAAACACCCGAGGAGCCGAGCTCCCCGACCTGACCGAGAAGACCGTTTCAGCTAAGTTAGTGTCCACTGACTTATTTGATGATGTGAGACGTGCGTTAGAATTACGCCAAGAAGGAAGCCAAACTAGCGTGGCTAAGTACGCTAAGATGTTGGAGATACAACGTGAAGGAAAGATTAGGAATACACTGGTATATCATGGCGCTAGTACTGGCCGCTGGGCGAGCCGTGGTGGTCTCAATTTACAGAATATTGCGCGTCCCACACTTGAAGATGCAGAGATTGAACGAGCAATACCAAGTGTCTTTAATCAAGGAGTGGGTACGATGCAAGAGCTCAGCTCGCTCGTCCGCTCCGCCATACGAGCTCCAAGTGGCAAAACCTTCGTTGACGTGGATTTTAGCTCAATTGAAAACCGAGTTGGCGTCTATCTGGCAGGCCAAACGGACAAAGTAGAACTATTCAGAAAGGGATTAGATGAGTATAAAGTCTTTGCGTCGCAGTCTTTATATAACGTACCTTATGATGAGGTTACGAAAGACCAACGGCAGGTTTCCAAGTCGGCAGTTCTTGGAGCAATGTTCGGACAAGGGGCTAAGGGACTTGTCAAATACGCTGAAGGAATGGGAGTAAACCTGACAGAAAATCAGGCTAAGAATGCTGTAGACAATTACCGTATGTCGTATGCCAAGGTAAAAGATCTATGGGCTGCTTGCGAGAAAGCCGCGATTGATGCGGTTAAGAACCCCGGCAATCCTTTTGCGGCAGGTAGCAAGATTGTGATGAAGTGTGATGGCAAGGCGCTATGGATGCGCTTACCATCAGGCAGACTTATCTGCTGGCAAAGGCCAGAGCTCGACCTGCTCACCACTCCGTGGGGTAGTAAGAAAATGGGTGTTGTCGTCCACAGTCAAAACACTTACACTCGGCAGTGGGGTCGAAACGCTTTGATTGGTAGTAGTATTTTTCAGTCCGCGGTACAGGGTACCGCTAGAGATTGTCTTGCCGTGGCTATGATTAACCTTGAGAAAGCCGGTTACTCGGTGATCAATAGTATCCATGATGAGGTGCTACTCCTAGTTGAAGAACAAAGCGCGGAGTCCGCATTGGCTGATGTAATCCGTATTATGACTACACCACCAACATGGGCTCCCGACTTTCCTCTTGCTGCGGAGGGTTGGCACGGCAAGCGTTACCGTAAGTAACTACTTCTTTTTCTTTTTAATCTTGCCGCCACGCTTTTTGGTAATGTCGGGATTTGTAATATCGTAAGTCCCCTCATTGCCAATAGCGGATTTTATTTTCTTTGGATCAAATGGAATTATTTCTTGTTTACCACCAATATTAGCAATTATACCATCGTGACCTAAATCAATTAATTCTTGTTTACGATTTAACACATCTTGTATCGCTGCTGCAGTATGTTTTTCATACGCTTCAGCAGCTTTTCTTTGTGCGTCCATATCCCCAACTCTTACTACTGAATTAGGATCATAACCGGGTTCCGCCATTCTACGATTCCAAGCACCCATAGCATATTTATCCATTTCTTTGTATGGCATAATATATGGGTTTTGTAATTGCGCGTAAACTGGCATTACATTGCCACCTTTTGTGCCCCATTGCTGAGCATAACGACTTGCTTCTTCTGGGCTATCTGATAAAAATGGTCCAAAATGTGATGTCACATTACCAGTTTTTTTAGTTGCAGTTGTTGGATCAAATGCAGAAAAATCGTCGGTTGTGCCGTGGTACAAACGGTTTTTAATAGCACTTGATTCTAAAAACTTAGCCTTGTTAGCCTCCCGCTCAGCGAGAGGCAATACCTTTTTTGCTAAAGCCAATCCACCTTTTAATACTTCCCCACCAGCGGCATATTTAAAGTCTTCTTTGTTACCGTAGACTGGCTTCTTAGCCAATACCAATGGACCAATTTGCAGCGCTTCTTCAGCGTGTGTAATTGGCTCCATTGTCTCACGGTCATAGAAGTATCCGTGACGCTCTGGATCCATGCCGACTTGGCGCCAGTCAGGATGGCTTAAATATTCTTGTGCGCTTGTTACGGCTTGCTCTTGATCTACAGGGTTCCAGTTTCCAGTTATTTTTGCTCTAGGAGATTTGTTTGCTCCTGCGGCAATTCCTAACATCTCGTCTTGAGGCATACCAAACATTGCATTTTTAACAGAAGATACATTAGAGTAGCTAGTGTTTGGTATTAATCCTTTTTCACCTTCATTGTGAATTGAATTAACCCAAACACCCTTGTTTGTATACGCCGGAATATCTAAACGCAAACCAACAGGGTGTCCTTCCGGAATTGTATGTTGCCACAAATCAACGCCGTTCTTAACAATTTTTTTACCAACAGCGTCACGGGCTTCATCAACACCGGCAGGAGCCGGAACAAATGAATATGGTGTTACAGGCTTATGCAAGTTAACCAATGCTTCATGTTCCTCACGTGAACCATTACCTTCTAATATGCGTTTAGCAGATTCTTGCAATTCAGGAATACGTTTTGTAACGTCTTTGTATCCCATCTCTAAACGGTTAACCAACGGCTCAGCCATCTTTAATGCAGCTTTTGCTACAGCAAGGCCACCGGTTTCAAAATGTTGCACTGAACCGCCAGCGGCTTTACCAAAATCTTCTTTTGCCGATTTAACCATCTCCTCAATCGGAGCAATTTTATCTACTAACTCTTGAGTTACAGGCTGGTTAAAATCACCCATTTTAAATGTGCCCCAAGCATGTGGTGCTTGTGCAGGGTTTTGGGCAATCTTTTTAGCTACGTCTGGGAAGTAATATTCCCATGGCAGCTGAGCAATCATCTGGCCTTTAAACTTACCGGGGATCTGAGTATCGTATGTTGGATGCTCAAGCTCAGGTTTTAATTCTGCAAAAGGGCTAAGCTCGCCAACAGAATATCCAGTGGTGCCAGTCTTAACGTTTCTAAGCGCTGGCTCGGTGATTGCATGAATAGTAGCTTCGCCACTTGGTAAACCATATTTGTTAGCAACCGTGGATTTATTTAAACGTTCAGCAACGTGTTTACGCAAATCAGAATTAGTAGCAAATTGATCCATTACTTCAGGATGACCCATGCCCAAAAACTCGGGGTATTTGTCACGAATCATGCTATCAAATGCGCGCAGTTTGGCTTTGTTTGGGCTCAGTGCGTCCAATTGGTTTAGCAAGGCTTCTGTATGATGTAGCGCATAATTAGAGGCATCAGGCGCCATTGCAGCGTACATACCAAATACAGGATTACCTTTAGCAGCTTCTGCAGCTCTTGCAGCTTTATTTTGTAAAGTGGATGCTGCGCCATATTGTGAAGCCCAGAATGCGTCTTCACCTAAATCAGATTTACGCTGACCATAACGTGGGCCGCCATGCAATTCAACCGGCGCGCTTAATGGTACACCATTTACAGACATCAATGAATGCCCTGCGAGCGTTCTATCGCCCGGTACACCAACCAAAACACCGCCTTGTAAATCTTGAATACTTAATTTGCTTGGGTCTGAAAAAGTGTGAGTTGGTATGACATCATGTGCATATTCAGCTTCACGCTTTAACTGAGCGCCTGATTTTATAATTGGCTCGAAAGCCTCAGCGAACTTTTTTATTACACCACCTCCGGGGGCGTAACGAGGCAATCGAGAACCTTTTAAAACATTAGTATCGCCTTCTTGATACATTTCTTTTGGCTGGGTAAGTACGTCATTGCTTCCCAATTCACTGGGTGACAAACCCATGTAAAGCGCCATTAGTGGTGGTGGTAGAAAGTTACTAGCTACATCTGCTGCAGTAGCCATACCTTCACCAACATTACCTTTTTTAAAATGTTGTGCTGCTTCCGCAATTTCTGGAATGCTTAAAGCGCCCATCATTAATGGAGCAGCTAATTTAGCAGCACCGCCACCAGCAAAAGATTGAACTAACCCGCCTTCCGCTTTACCATCAAAATAATTATATGCTGATTCAGCAGCACCTCTAACAGCTGGTATTGCGCCCAAGCCGGTTGCAATTGCGCGAACGGGAATGGGGCCAACTTTTTTAGGTAAAAAAGGAGCAGCTGCTGCAGCTGTGCCAGCGGCTAAATCTGCTGCGCTACCTACAGTAAAATCATCATGTAATCCACGACCAACATCGTAACCAGCAACGCCCAAATGCAATGGTAACTCACCGTGTTTTTTAAAATAATATTTAGGACCTTTTTTGTAACCCGACAAATCAATACCGGGTTGACCAGAAATTTTTGCAATAGCTTGTTGTGCTTGGCTTTGAGTTTCAACTGGCATGCCAGTTAATTTAGATAATTCTTTTGCTGGTAAATTAAAATCAGAACCAATTTGACTGTTGATATAATTTTGAATGCCGGGGTGAGTGGCAAATTTTTTGTCTAAAAAGTCATAAGCCATTTTGGCTTTTTGGGCAGCAACAGTCGAACTAGCAGCAGGCGCAGCAAAAGCTAATCCAGCTTGATTAGTTGTAAATGCACTTTCGGGTTTAACATATTTATTTTCTGTTTCAGATTCCGCGGGAACTTCTTGACCTGACAAGTCTCCTTCAACGGGAGGTTTTGCCAACTCTACTGCAACAGGAGCATGAGTAGTTAAATCATCTGGAACTTCAGTTCCAATGGTATCGCTCATTCTATGTACTCGCCTTTTCCATTAGGTTTAATAACATACAATCTGCCGTTTTTATCTTTGTGGACGTAGTTTGCTTCTGGAATATCTGCAAATTCATGTCCAACATCTCTGCGTGCTTTTGATTTCGCTTCTTCAAACGCTTTTGAATTTTCAAAAGTAGTCACCGATTCACCGGGATGTGTTTGTTTCCACTCATTGTAGGCTTGCGCACGATAGAAAACCGTTCTAGCGGCTTCCATTTGTTTAGCTAAATTGAGCATGTGGGAAGAATAAGTTTGATCTGGACCAACACCTTTAGCAATACCACCGAGCGAAATATCTGCGTTGGTTAAACGGCCACCAGCGCCTTTAATCAAATTACGTGCCCAGTTAGCTTGTGCTTCTGCCGCACCTTGTTTCGCATTTTTGTAATCAGTTTGTTCTTGGTCATTCAAAACAAATCTAGACAAAGTGTCGTTTTTAGTAACTGTGGCGCCCTTATCGTTTGGATCAACTTTTTCAGAAATAAATGCTGATGCAATCGGACCAACAATTCCTTGACCAGACAAGTTAAATATCTTGCTTTTGCCTTTGGTATTAGTTTTTAAACGATTTAATTCATCGTATGATTCTTGACTTGCTTTTAAGTCAGCCTCATATTCGTTGCGTCTAGCTTCTTCTGCCTTAGCCTTTTCAGTTGCTTGGGTTCCAAGACCTTTAGAAATTTCATTTACTTGAGTTTGCCATGCTGCCACATCTGCTTTGTATTGTTCTAAATTAGAACCGTATTTAGTTGGATCTGGTTTTGGCGGGAATATTGCGGCAGGAACCGTAGCAGGTGCTGTGGTAGTCGCAGGTGCTTGAGCAGCAGGTGCAGCGGCGGTAGTTGTAGCGGCAGCTGAAGTAGTAGGCGCAGCGGCAGTAGTTGTAGCAGCTGGCTGACTAACAATTTGCTCATTAGGGGCCAAACTCTTTTGTACAGCAACTTGAGGTGCAGTTGAAGCAACAGGCGTTTGGTATGCACCACGTTCAAATTGCGCAATTGCTTGAGCAACTTTAGCTTTAGCTTCTGGAGTATTAGGAATTGGCTCATTTGGTAAAATACCCAAAGCGTTAGCAATAAATTTACCATAATTAGTTGTTGACGCAGCAGAGTTGCCAGCAGCTTTAGCGGGCGACCAAGTTTCAGCCAAGGTGGCTGGGGTAATGGGTGTATCACCAAAACGCGCTTTGTACGCTGGACTGTTGCCACTAATTTTTAAATTCAAATCAGCTTCTAAAGCAGCTTGACCTTCTTCTGGCGTAGCAAATTTACGGAACTCACCAGTTTTAGGATCAATCAAATTACCGGGGTTATTATTACGTACGCTCAGTGGAGCATTAGTTTTAGCAGCAGGTGCGGCAGCAGTTGTACCAGCTGTTTGTGCACCACCAGTTGCAGGAGCTGTTGTGCCACCAGTTGGTAAATTACCAAACTGCTGAATAGTTGCCTGCTCAATTCGTTTTTGAACTTCGGCAGGTAGTGAGCGCAGTTGACGAGGAGTTAGTCTTGTTGGACCAACACCGGGGATCATATAATCTTGTGGTGTATCTAAAGCGGGATTGAGGTTGGCTTTAGTTTCCTCTAATGCAGCTTCAGTTCGGTATTTTTGAATGATTGCTGTTTTACCAGCAAGCGTTGGTTCTAAAGCAACAGCGTCAAGAATTTGTTTTGGCAAACCACCTTGTCCACCAGCACCGCCAGCTGCAGGACCTGCGCCACCAGCGCTAGGTGTTGAGCCCATACCAAGTTGCTGTTTAAGCATTTCACGTTGGAGTTCTTGTTGGGCCAAAGCAGCTTGATAAGCAGTCATTTCCTGCTTCATTTTAAAAGTGCTTTCTTGCTCTGCTCGTTTTTCTACATCTCGAGTATTCATTGCACGCGTTGCTTCGCCTTCAAGATTAGGTACAGCTGCAGCTCTAGCGTCTTTTAAACCGCTCATTAGTTGACTGAGCGGGCTTTCACGCTGCTCAATCATCTGCTGCATGCTTTTTAACAGATCTTGAGTCTGTGTTGGATCAAGCTCCAAGTTTGCTTTTGGAGA